ACAACAACAGACAACACCAGTGGAAGCACCAGCAGAAGCAACCACAACAGTCGCACCAGCAGAAGCAACCACAACAGAAGCAGCAGCAGAGGCAGCACCAACAGCACCAGCAGAAGCAACCACAACAGTCGCACCAGCAGAAGCAACCACAACAGAAGCAGCAGCTAGTAGTTCCAATACTGAAGAACAAGAACAAAAAGAATTACCAGTTGAAGAACCAGTTGAAGAACCAGTTGAAGAACCAGTTGAAGAACCAGTTGAAGAACCAATTGAAGAACCAGTTGAAGAAACAAGTGTTAGACACTCAGGTGAGACTGTTGAGAACAATGAAAGAGTAATTGTTATAGATAACACAGGTGATGCATCATTTACATTAGAAGAAGTAGAATACAATAAATCTCAAAATCTTCCATACAAAATCGGTTTTGTTGCTTCTCAAGAAGATGCTGTATTACTAACAGAAGAAGGTATTAATTGTATTAAACATGCCAGAGATATTATAGAATCTATGATAGTTCGTACGGCAGGATATATTAGAGATGGTGTAGATTTAAAGATTAGAATAATGATAACAGATTTAGGTATAAATAATTCTAATGGAACTACATTAGCACAATCTATAATTTTAAAATTAGCAAGATCAGTTTACGGAGATGACAAACCTTACTTTCCAATAGAAGGTGTAATTTGGATTAATTCATCAGCATTAAATGGTTTATTAAATGAGAGAGCTATATTAAATGATACAAATTTACCAAAACTTTGTCCTATAATGCTTCATGAAATGTTACATATATTATGTATTGGAGTTCATCCAAATAGTAATTTTGGTTGGGGATCACAAAAATTAGGTTTAGTAACAGATATGACAAGTAAGAATGGTGGTTGGTTATATACAGGTAAACCTGATTCAAAAGCAATTAACTTTTACAAACATATTTATTGTAATAATAATAATGTAGTAGGTATACCTATAGAAGATGATGATGGATATTTAGGTCATTTTGAAGAAGGTTATGATAATCAAGGAAATTTTGGTATCAAAAATATAGATGGTGTAGAGTATTATCCAATGCCTTTTGAGATAATGAGTACATATCATACTGATATGTCATTTACGTCACCAATAACAATAGGTGTTTTAGAAGACTATGGATATGAAATAGACTGGAATAATGAAGAAATAAATAAAGCCATAAACATTCAGGTAGCACGAGCTAATAGTTTGAATGGAAAGTCTCTAGGTAAAGCAGTATCAGAATACTTCAGTTAAATTATATAAACCGTATAAAGACATTACATAATTATAAAGTATATAATGTCTACATTGCAACGTATAACAAAAGAATTAAAAGAAATACAAAATGATCCACCCGCTAATTGTTCTGCCGGTCCTGAAGGAGAGGATATGTATGAGTGGCAGGCAAGTATAATGGGTCCAAAAGACTCACCTTATTCAGGAGGAGTATTTTGGTTAAAAATTCATTTTCCAAAAGATTACCCTTTTAAACCACCAAAAGTAATGTTTTTAACTAGAATTTATCATCCTAATATTTCTTCATCAGGAGCAATTTGTATAGATATTCTTAAAGATAATTGGAGTCCAGCCTTAACAATATCAAAAGTATTATTGTGTATATGTAGTTTATTAGATGACCCAAACCCAGATGATCCATTGGTACCCGACATAGCAGAATTATTCAATAATGATAGAGAAGCTTATAATACTAAGGCTAAGTGTATGACACTGCAATATGCTATGGGGTAATGACGGCAGTAGTGGGATTTGAACCCACGATGGCAGAGCCAAATGGGACTGAAGCCCATCTCCTTAAACCACTCGGACATACTGCCAATATATGAATGTATAATATTATTTAGAATTAAACTAAATAATATTAAAAAACTAATAATATTATATATTATAATGGGTGCAGGTATATTACCCGTTACAGTACATAGAGGTAAGGTTTATTTTTTGTTTTCAAGAGAATATATAGGATCAAAAGATGACGGTGGGTTATGGAGTGATTTTGGAGGAAGTAAAGAAAAGAATGAGTCATTTTTTGATACAGCAGTAAGAGAAGGTTATGAAGAATCAGGAGGATTCTTAGGTAATAAATCAGATATAAAAAAGTTGGTAAAAAATAAATTCGTAAAAACAATTACTATTCCAAAAATTTATAGAACATATATAGTTTTTATACCGTATGATAAAAATTTACCTAAAAAATTTCGCAAAGACTTCTTAAATGTAAAGAAAAATCATCCAGAGAAAATAGCAAAAAAAGGGTTATATGAAAAGGATATGTTGAGATGGGTAAGTATAGATAAACTTAATGATTTTAAAAAAGAAGTGCGACCCTGGTACAAAAAGATTGTAAGCTTGATAATTAAATATGGTGTTTAATACCACATACTGATAGCATATCTATTTTTTTTAACCAAACGTGGAATAATAGGGTCAACATAATGCGGAACACCTTCTTCTTCAACCTTCATAAGTGTAAGACTATTAAACTTAGGTGTTAATGTTTTTTTAATATCAGATCCACCTTTATCTAATAAAATTAGATTTCCTCCATACCAAGGTTTCCAATCTTTGGTTAAATGAATAACAACAGCAATTTTACGAGGATTACCGTTTAATTTAGTTACAGCATCTGTATGTAAAGCCAAAAAATCTTCACTTCTATATCTAGAATAAAAAGGTTCTAATTTAACTTTTCCAATATCATCATTTTGTGTAAATTCTTTACAAAAATTAAGTAAACCACCAGAGTATAAAATTTTGTCAAATTTACATACATTACAAGAACAAGTTTCATAGTGACCAGATCTCAATCTGTCAAATCTATAACAAAATTTTCCATTAGCTAGATTAATTAATGAAAACTTTTGATTAATCTCAATTTTTTTATTGTTATCACTTGTGTAAGGAAGGTTACATGCTAAATGAGTTTTGTAATCTAATGTAGAAGCATTCCACCAGTAATCAGGAGCAGTATCTATTGTTTTGTATAATTCTTCAATAATATTTGTATCAAAAAAATTCTCTAAAATAACATAATCATTTTTCTGATATGATTCTTGATCTTTTTTATCAATCTTATAGTTAATAGACATTTATATAAATGATTATTTTAAATATGTAAAACAATTACATATTTAAATGAGCCTCAATTGGGAATTGAACCCAAGACCTACAGTTTACAAGACTGTCGCTCTACCCCTGAGCTATAAAGGCGCAATAGATTATTTCAATTTTAATTATACATAAATCTAAAAAAAGTACACCATTCACCTTTAAATCTTACATGGTTTTTTTTACATATATATCCAGGTGTTTTAATACATGGTTTCATACGTATTAAATTATTATCTTTTTTTTTGTTGTTATCAATTTGATTTTTATACTTATGTAACATCATATAGTATACACCATCATTCATATACTTCTAGTTACATTATATTTAAATAATAATTTCTAATGATTCAATATCAAACTTGTACTTATCTTTAATTAGTATTTCAGCATGATAACAGCAAATTATGAAGGTACAGTTAGATATTTCAGGATTTATATGGTTATGTAATGCATGAAGTTTTGGATTATCTATATTATTTATAAATCCGCCTAAATTTTTTATATTAAGAAACCACGTAGTTTGACTACTACCTATGATACAATTTACTATTTTATTAACAACATTATTGCATACGTCCATTATAACAATGTTTTTAATTTATTAATAGTTTCAGTACTTATTTTCTCTGGAAATTCTACATTAAATTCTATAACTAATGAACCTTTTACATTCTCTCTTTCCATACCCATATCAGGTATAACTTTTCTGTATCCTGGTTGAATTATACTACCTATATCATTATTAATTTTATAAGTTTTACCATTAATATATGGTAAATCAAATGATAAACCACAAAGAGCATCTTTTAAAGATATGGTTTTTTTGAAAATAAGATCCAATCCACTTCTTACTAATGGTGTATCGTTAGTAACTTTAATAAAAACTTTAACATCACTTTTAAGAGTTGCATTAATTGAATTTCCTTTTTCTCTCAGGATAATTATCTCATTATTATCAGCACCTTTTGGAATTTGTATATATAGTGTTTCTTCTTCTTCTCTTTTAGTATTTGCTTCTTTACACCATCTTTTAATTTTAATAGGTATATTGCATCCAGTATATGCTTGCTTAATATTAATAGTAATAGTTTGAGTAATAGGAGGTGGTTTATTAAATACATTGTTCATGCTTGGGTGAAATCCAAACATACCATTAGGACCTTGTTCATGTATACCAGAAAATGGATCAAAACCATTGGGCATATTACCATGTGTAAATACTCTAACATTGGCTCCTGGTGGGAACATTCCATGCATTCCAGACATTCCTCCACCACCGAATATAGAAGAAAATATATCATTCATATCTATACTGTGACCTCCTTGACCTCCAAATCTTCTCTCCATATCATATCTAGATTTAGTTTCTTTATCAGATAAAATAGTATAAGCGTTACTAATTTCTTTAAATTTTTCTTCAGCGGCATGATCACCTTTATTTTTATCAGGGTGCCACTTCATAGAAAGTTTTCTATAAGCTTTTTTAATAACATCTTGATCAGCATCTTCTGAGACTCCAAGTATTTTATAATAGTCTGTAGACATAATATTATCTAGCGATATTTACTTAAATATTTATTTACGAATTTAATTAAATAATGACAAGTATCCCTTTTATTTATAAATATCAACCAAAAAAACTAAATGATTTTGAAATCAGCGACGACTTTAAACAAATGATAAAAACTTTATTAGAAATGGACAATATGAATATTTTATTTATAGGTAATTCTGGATCTGGTAAGACAACATTGATTCAGGCATTATTAAAGGAATATTACAAAGATGAAAATCTTATAAATGATAACAATATATTATTTATTAATAATCTAAAAGATCAAGGTATTCAGTATTATAGAACTGATGTTAAAACTTTTTGTCAAACAAAAAGCCATGTTAAAAAAACTATAGTTCTAGATGATATAGATTTAATAAATGATCAAAGTCAACAAGTATTCAGAAATTGTATAGATAAATATGGAAGTCAAGTGCACTTTTTATGTTCATGTACTAATACACAAAAGGTAATTGAAAGTTTACAGTCAAGAATAAATTGTATTAAAATAAAAGCATTAGCAAAAAAAGGTTTGACTACTATATTAGAAAACATTGTGAATAAAGAAAATATAACAATAGATGAGGATGCAAAGAAATTTATAGTTGATATAAGTAATAACTCTGCTAGAATATTGATAAACTATTTAGAAAAATTAAAATTACTAGATCAGAAAGTAACAAAGGAGTTATGTATAAAAATATGTACAAATATTTCATTTACAGACTTTGACAGATACACAAACTATTGTAAAAATAATAACATAAAAGACGCAATTGTATTATTGAAACAGATAAATAAAAAAGGGTTTTCAGTAATGGATATATTAGATAATTATTTTACTTATTTAAAATGGACAGATAATTTAAATGATACTGTAAAGTTTGAAATAACAAAATTAATTATGAAATATATATCAGTGTTTCATAATATACATGAAGATGAAATAGAGTTAGCATTATTTACTAATAATTTAATTTTTTTGTTTTCTATACATATATACAACAATGTCCCACCAAATATTTAAAGATGATATTCCAAACAACATATTATATTCTTTATTGAATGATATATGCTCTACTAAAAATGGAAAATATTTTTTAGTAGACAAGATTGCGTTTAAAAAAGCACAGTTTAACAACAAGTTGCAACCATTTTTAGATAGTTTAGATAAATATTATCATGAATCAAAAAAATTTTATATAACAAGAAAATTAAATTATACCAAATTTGTTACAATAATTAGACAAATATGTAAAAAGAACGAGATACCTTTTTCTAATACAATAAAATATGATAAATCAACTTATAACATCATTTACTATATATATTTAGTAAGTGATAATATGAAAGAAAATACGTCTAATTAAATTATATTGGCTTTAGCTATAATAAAATATTTACCTATTATTGATTTCATGGTTAATATTTTGTCTTCATCTAAATAACAAAACCAATTGAGTGATGTTCTTGAAAGAATTTCATCTCCAGGTATGTAGATACCTACAATATTGTCATCAATATCAAGATAGTTTTCACCAAGAACCATTTCAGGTGTAATAGCATTGCCTTTAGAATCTTTTGTACCAATTAAAGAACCACTAACTAAATTCATTTGTTTTGTAGATATAGCTTGTATACACCATTTATTAAAGTCACCAAGAAAGTCTGGTTCATTTGTATAGTCAGTAGATACAAGATTTTCACTGAAAATACAGAACTGGTTAATAATATTATTATTTTTTGGTGCCCCCATAAAGCTTGGATCTGGAATCATCTCTATAGCATTTTGTCCAGTGTAAATTCTAGATCTATTTTCAACTACAAATGGTTTATCATTTCGTATACCTAAATCATAAAGAACTTCAAGATTTTGTAAACATAAAAATGAACTTGGTACAATCATACCACCATAGTTATACAATATTTTTAGTAAACAAAGTTTACGTAGGTTATGTCTTTGTGGTTCTCCAACTTTAGTCATATCAATAGTCCATCCAGGTATTAAATTATTAAACGATGTATCATCTATTAAACAGATATGAAAGTTAGGATTATGATCAATAATACTTCTTACAGTGAGATTTTGGTATGGTAAATTAAGGTCTAAACTGCTTCTAGAACCAAAAGATGTCCAACTTCTAGAGTTGTATTCATATGGTATATGAATCCAGATAATAGGTTTCTTATGTCTGGTAATACTAGAATCATTAAGAAGATATCTTTTGATTAAGTTGTACTGTTGTAATTCATCATCACTTTCATACTTATCAACATATCTTCTATATACAAAACCTACAGCCATTAATATTATCATCAAACATATATAATCAAAGATTCGCATTTTATATATTTACATATTATTTTATTAATTTTTAATTCTTAAAAAGTGTGCATCAAAAGCCTTTTGCATTTTTTTTGCTTCTTCTGCTTGTTTTGCAAGTAAATAAGCTCTATTGGTACTTGATGATGAATCATGTTGTTCTTTTTCTGCTAAAAACTTTTTTGCTTGTTGGAGAGAAGCTGGTTTAAAAGTATTATTAGCTCTATGTTCTTTATATTTATCTATACTGCCAAAATCTTTTCTTGCATCTTGTTTGTTTACAGGAATAAGAGTTTCTGTATGAGCTTTCTTAACATCTTCATATGGTAGATTACTAAATATCTCTGATGAATAACTAGATGGTGCAGTCATACCTAAATTAGTAAAATTAGAAAATTCAGTAGTTTCTTTTACTTCTTGATGTACAACTAAAGCTCTAGAGTTTTCTCTAATAGACTCAAGATATTTTCCTCTATCAACTTGTGATATTTTACCTTCAGATAAGTCTTTAATGTTTTGGTCTACTTCAGATTTTAAAAAGTCCTCATAACCTTTACCATTATGATCATTATTACGGAAATTCTTTTCAAATAACTCGTTGAATTTTTTATTAAAATTTTTATCTTTTGAGAATTTTAATGCACCATTCTTATCTTTTGATATTTCAGGTTTTTCAACTGAATTATAATCAGTTTCATTAGATTCACTTTTATTTTTAAATGTATGAATTTGATATAATACTTTATATGCTTTGCTAAAAAACAAAAAAACTTCTTTATCTAAACCAGATTTATCAGGGTGAGTTTTTAGAACAGCTTTTTTACACTGTTTTAATTGTTCTTCAGTAAAATCACTAGGTATTTGAAATAAATTAAGTATATCATTAAGTTCATAATTGTTAATGTCTAAATCTAAATCATCCATAATATTATATTTATATGTAATATTATAGATTACATCTTTATC